GAAGAAAGACGTCAGTATTATCAACACGCTTTACAAATATTGAGTGTATAAAATGTCTTTAATAGATTCCGCATTAGGTTTAGTTACTAGAAAAGAAAAACATCCTCCTACAGGTTCTAGGTCTGAGCGTGAAGCAAAGATTAAAGATAAAGCAGGTTTGGTCATTAATGTTTTTGCTCTATTACTAGCAGTTAATACATTCATTGGTGGTGGATTAAGTTCTACTATTATGAATAATACAATCAAAGCAAATGACCTTTGGAACTTCTATCAAGCTAAGAGTATTAAACAAACAGAATATCAATTAGCTTCAGAACAAACTAATGACCCAATCAAAGCAAAGAAGTGGGCTGATAAAGCTGCTTCATATGAAGAAGGTGAAGAAGGTAAACCAGTCATTTTTGCTAAAGCCAAAAAATTAGAAGCTGACCGTGATTTAGCTAAAAAGAAATCACCATGGATTGCTTACGCATCTACTTCATATCAATTAAGCATTGTATTATTATCAGCAAGTATCTTGGCAGTAAGTATGCCTATGTTTTGGGCATCTTTTGGAGTTGCATTTATTGGTATGATTTTTATGAGCCAAGGTTTATTTTTGTGGTTCTAAAGGAAAAATAAATGTCAAAGAGTAACGATAATTGGATGCAAACATTGTGGCGCCCAGCAATGGGTTGGATGTATATGCTTATCTGTCTATTAGATATGGCAGTATTCCCTGTTCTTTGGTCGTTACTACAAGCCATGACACATCAACAAATTACACAATGGAATCCATTAACACTACAAGGTGCAGGATTGTTTCATATCGCAATGGGTGCTGTTCTTGGTATCGCTGCATTTGGTAGAACACAAGAGAAGTTAGCCGGTACAGCAGCTAATCCAATTGTAACAAATCAACCAATAGTAAACAATACTAATATGAATAGCGTACCTAGTAATATTGGTATGAGTAGAGTAGGTAGTGCACCTTTAGTAAATAACACAATGAGCACTCCAATGAGTCCTGCTCCAACAATTACTCCACCTCCTGTAACACCACCATTATCTTCTAAGTCAGCAGTACCTACAACAAGTTTTCCACCACTATAAGGATAAAAAATGATATTAGCTCCATTTTTAATTATTGCTGCTTTCGTTGGTATTATTGTAGTTAATGAAGCTCAAGCCGTTGAAACACAAAAAGTTTGCCATGACGTAAAAGGTAAACAAGTATGTAAGATGATAAAGATTCATAAAAAAATTGAAGATGCCACAAAGATTCCAGAGAAAAAGAAAAAATAATGGCAGATAATATTATCAATGATGTTGGAGTATTAAAGGGTCAAGTTGCGGCTCTGACTAGTATTGCGACAAAATTAGATGTCATTATTGATAAATTAGTTGACCAACACGATAGACATATAGCAAAGGTGTATGACGATATGGAAGCACGCAGAATGGAAACAGAAGCGGACATTAAAGAAATACATGACCGTATTGATATGGTATTGGAAAAAGTTCAAACTACCGAAAAAAGTATTTTGGCTAAAATTGAAGATTTACGTACCTGTATTGATAAACACAATGCAAAAGAAAAAGAAACATTAGATAAGTTATTACAATGGAAGTGGATGATTGTTGGTGGTATTGTTGTAGTAACATGGTTGATTTCTCACGTAAATCTTGATATACTTGGTCATCTAACCAAATAACTTTTTAAAAAAATAATATTATGAGTGTTTTTATTGATAGGACTTACCTGCTGCGTGTTTCAGCCCGTTTGCAACGGTTTACTCAAAAGAAAACCGATTTGTACAACTTCAGATGCCCATTATGTGGTGATTCTCAAAAAAATAAAATTAAAGCTCGTGGTTTTATATACCGCAAAAAAGATGACTATTTTTATATGTGTCATAATTGCAGTGCATCTACCACATTCTATAATTTTTTAAGACAAGTAGATGAATCTTTATGCAAAGAATATCAATTGGAAAGGTATAAGAATGGTACACAACACGCAAATACTCCACCGCCCAGCTTTACAGAGGCGAAAGAGAAACCAGTATTCAAAGAAAAGATTCAACTGGAGTCAATCAACTCCTTACCAGAAGAGCATTTTGCTAAAAACTATGTTCGACAGAGAAGGATACCCGAGGCCTTACAATCGCAACTATACTATGCGCCAGATTTCGCAGCCTTCGTACAAAGTCTTGGGATTGAGAAAGAAGGACTCCAAAAGAATGACCATCGGTTAATTATTCCATTCTTTGACGAAAAAAAGAATTTGGTTGCGATACAAGGTCGAGCATTAGGTGAATCTAAATTAAGATATATTACAATCAAGCTACATGACGATAACCAAAAAGTCTATGGACTTGATAGGATTGATTTGAATAAACCAATCTATGTCGTAGAAGGACCAATTGATTCTATGTTCTTGGAGAATGCGGTGGCTACTGCCGATTCTAATTTAGAATCTATCATCAATATATTACCTAAAGATAAGGTTGTTCTGGTATTTGATAATGAACCACGTAATAAACAAATTGTAGAAAAAATAAATTCTGCTGTTGATAAACACTTCAATATAGTGATTTGGCCAGAATACATTGATTCTAAAGACATTAATGAAATGGTGCTAGATGGGTTTTCTCCTGATGAAATTCAAGACATTATAAGTAATAATACATTCGTTAATCTTAGAGCTAAAATGGAGTTTGTGAATTGGAAGAAAATTTAATATCATGGGTACAACGAATCTCTGAGAAGAAGGATGAACTTGGTGGATTTAGTATATGTCCATTTGCAAAAAAAGCATTAGAAGATAAAAAAATATTTTGGTCATCGATTGCTTATGAATGTGAATCCTATATACTACGATACATCGAATCAATATGTGATTTTGAATTAATTGTTTTTTATAACCTATCAAAAAATTTAACTGATGAGGATTTATTAAACCTAATATCAAAATTACAATCAAAACGTTCCGACTTAATTTTTTTAAAGGACCATCCAGAAAATCCCGGTTTTATTAATGGATTAAATACAGGTAATCTAGAGTATCCAGTTATACTCGTAAACCCCAAAGATAGATTGATTGAGGCAAGAAATAAATTATTAAAAACAAAGTATTATGACTACTGGTCAGAAGAATATAAAAATGAGATTTTGAATTACGGCAAATAATAACAATAAGGCGATTACATGGAATACCTAAGTATTAATATAGATTTAGAAAGAGATAAACTATTCGATGAACTTGGAATTAAAAGACTTAAAGAAAGTTATATGCGAGAGGATGAAACTTCTCCTCAGCACAGGTTTGCATTTGTATCGAAAGCATTTGGAAGTAATCTTGAACATTCTCAAAGATTATATGACTATGCTAGTAAGCATTGGTTATCTTATAGCACTCCCATTCTTTCTTTTGGTCGCAGCAAGCGTGGTATGCCTATATCATGTTTCCTTAACTATATTGAAGATACTGCGGAGGGATTAGTTGATAATCTTTCGGAAACTAATTGGTTATCTATGTTGGGTGGTGGTGTCGGTATTGGTTTTGGTATTCGGTCTGCCGATGATAAGTCTACTGGTGTTATGCCACATCTTAAAATTTATGATGCGAGTTCTTTGGCTTATCGTCAAGGTCGTACTCGCCGTGGTAGCTACGCCGCTTATCTTGATATTAGTCATCCTGATATTATTGGGTTCCTTGAAATGCGTAAGCCGACTGGTGACCAAAATCAAAGGTGTTTAAACTTACATCATGGTATCAATATTACAAATGACTTCATGCAGATTATTGAAAACTGTATGTTGGATCCAAGCGCAGATGATTCATGGCCATTGATTGATCCTAAGTCAAAAGAAGTAAGAGAAACTGTATCTGCTAAGATGTTATGGCAGATGATCCTAGAGTTAAGGATGCACACAGGAGAACCATACTTACATTTCATTGATACAAGTAACGAACATCTACCACAATGGTTAAAAGATAAAGGATTGAAAGTACATCAATCTAATTTATGTTCAGAAATTATTTTACCAACTAACGAAGAGCGAACAGCAGTATGTTGTTTATCTAGTTTGAATTTAGAGAATTACGATGAATGGAAAAATGAACCATTATTTCTTAAAGATGTTGCTGAAATGCTTGACAACGTGCTTCAGTATTTTATTGATAATGCTCCTGATTCCATTAGCCGTGCTAAGTTTTCTGCTAGTCGTGAAAGAAGTATTGGAATTGGAGCATTAGGTTTCCACGCATATCTGCAAAGAAACGGTATTGCCTTTGAAGGTGTTATGGCTAAAGTTGCTAATAATAGAATTTTCAAATCAATACGAAAGGGTTTAGATGAAGCAAATCTTCAACTTGGACTGGAACGTGGTGAAGCTCCTGATGCAGTTGGTACTGGCCGTAGGTTTAGTCATGTTATGGCTATTGCTCCCAATGCTTCTTCTTCCATTATCATGGGCAATACTTCTCCTAGTATTGAACCTTACCGTGCCAACGCTTATAGGCAAGATACTCTTTCGGGTTCTTTCTTAAATAAGAATCGTTGGTTAGATGAGTTGATTATTGAAATATCAAATCAAAAACCAGAAGATTGGTACAATGAAGTTTGGTCATCTATTATTGCTAATGATGGTTCGGTGCAACATTTAGACTGGATGTCAGAGAACGATAAAGAAGTATTCAAAACATCAATGGAGATTGACCAACGCTGGGTTATTGAGTTGGCTGCAGATAGACAACAATATATTGACCAAGCACAATCTTTGAATTTATTTTTTAGACCAGATGCAAATATTAAATATGTTCATGCTATTCATTTTATGGCATGGAAAAAGGGACTTAAAACTTTATACTATTGCCGTTCTGAAAAAATTGGTAAGGCCGATAAAGTTTCTAAGAAGATAGAACGACAAGTTATTAAAGAGCTAGATATGACACAAGTAGCTCAAGGTAACGACTGTATTGCTTGCGAAGGATAAGAATGATTAAGAAAACAGATTTAGATATTACAAAAGAAAGAACTTATTTTAAGCCTTTTAACTATCCTTGGGCTTATGATGCATGGTTAAAACATGAGCAGTCACATTGGTTACATACAGAAGTTCCTATGCTTGAAGATGTTAAAGATTGGAAGAAAAGATTAACCGATAGTGAAAAGAAATTTCTTACACATATCTTTAGGTTTTTTACACAAGGTGATATTGATGTGGCTGGTGGTTATGTTAAAAATTATTTACCATACTTTAGTCAACCTGAAATTCGTATGATGTTAATGGGCTTTGCTGCTCGTGAAGCATTACACGTTGCTGCATATTCACATTTGATTGAAACATTAGGATTACCAGAAACAACATACTCAGAATTTATGGAATATGCTCAAATGAAAGAGAAACATGATTATATCATGGACATCTCCGCTAAGAATACTACAAAAGAAAATACAGCAACACATATTGCCGTATTCTCTGCCTTTACTGAAGGTATGCAGTTATTCTCATCATTCATTATGTTACTCAATTTCCCACGCCATGGTAAAATGAAAGGTATGGGACAAATCGTAACATGGTCAATCGTTGATGAAACACAACATGCCGAAAATATGATTAAATTGTTTAGGACATATATAGAAGAAAATCGTGAAATCTGGAATGATGATTTAAAATCCAGAATTTATGTTATCGCCGAAAAGATGGTTGAATTGGAAGATAAGTTCATTGACCTTGCTTTTGAAATGGGTGCAATGGAAGATTTAACCTCTGAAGATGTTAAGAAATATATTCGATATATAGCAGACAGACGTTTGATTTCTTTAGGACTCAAAGGTGTGTTTAAAGTAAAGAAGAATCCTCTACCTTGGGTAGAAGAAATGATTAATGCACCTACACATACTAATTTCTTTGAGAATAGAGCAACAGATTATGCAAAGGGTGCATTGAGTGGTAATTGGAGTGAAGTTTGGGCTTAATGAAAGGTGAAAATGAAAATTATTGTTACGGGTGGTGCAGGGTTTATAGGTTCAAATCTTGTAGATAAATTAATTGAAATGAAAAATGATGTTACGGTGATTGATAACGAATCAGCAACATCAAATGACGAATTCTATCATAATAAAAAAGCAAAATATGTCAAAGAAGATATTGCTGATTATCCTATGATTCGTTATCTGTTTGATGGAGTAGATTATGTGTTTCACTTGGCGGCTGAATCTCGAATTCAACCAACAATTGATAATCCATTACTTGCTGTAAGAACTAATGTGTTAGGTACAGCAACCATATTACAATGTGCAAGAGAAGCAGGAGTTAAGAAGGTAATTTATTCTTCAACATCTTCTGCATATGGTAGAAACACACCACCTTTGTTTGAAGAAATGCTTGAAGATTGTTTGAACCCTTATTCTGTATCTAAAGTATCAGGTGAAAAACTTTGTCATATGTATACAGAATTGTTTGGATTGCCAACAGTAGTGTTTAGATATTTTAACATTTATGGTCCAAGAGAACCTTCTAAAGGACCATATGCACCAGTTGTTCGATTATTTTTAAGACAAAAAGCAAATAACGAACCATTGACGATTGTTGGTGATGGTATGCAACGTAGGGATTTTACGCATGTTAGTGATGCAGTAAATGCCAATATATTAGCAATGAAATCTAATGTAACGGGATTGTTTAATATTGGTACAGGAATAAACCATTCTGTTATTGATTTGGCTAGAATGATATCTGATACTGTTACATTTATTCCACCTAGACAAGGTGAAGCTAGAGAAACATTAGCAGATAATTCAAAAGCTAAAAAAGATTTGAAATGGGAACCAAAAATAAAGTTAGAAGATTATATCAACGAAAGCCTACAAAGAAAAGGTTAATAAAATGCAAAAACAATTATCAGCCGAGTGTGAAAATTGCGAATCATCTTATAATGTAGTTTTCATGGAAGAATTCGTATCACAAGAGTTACCAGAACATTGTCCGTTCTGTGGTGAAACCATTCAAGAATTAGAAGAATATATAGAGGATGATGAACCACTTGACGAAGATGAGGAATGGGACTAACTTGGCAATACAATGATAAAGATTTTACGGAAGACTTGATTGGTGATAATTATGGGTTTGTTTATCAGATAACCAATCTTACTAATGATAAGAAGTACATAGGCAAGAAATTTTTTTATTCTGCCAAAACCAAACAAGTCAAAGGTAAGAGAAAGAAGTATAAGGCGCCTTCAGATTGGCAAACTTACTACGGGAGTAGTGACAGTTTAACCAAAGATGTGTTACAATTAGGACACGATAATTTTAAACGTGAAATTCTACATCTTTGCCGTTCTAAAGGAGAATGTGGTTATCTTGAAGCTAAAGAGCAATTTATCAAAGGTGCTTTAGAATCAGATGACTATTACAATACTTGGATAATGGTACGAGTGAGGAAATCACACATACAAGGACTATTATGCTCGACTGGCTCAATCCAATAAAAAACGAAAAATTTGATGTCATGTATTTTATTGCTGGCGATGAAAAAGATTCTATTGACATTCAATTAAGGCAGTTCAAAGAAAATGAAGAATCTATAGCTAATACAAAATTAGGAGAGTGTTATCAAATTTTGTTGTATAAACACGACACAAATGGTACTTGTATTCATCCAGATAAATTTGAAGCTATTCTTATTGACCCACTAGAATATATCTCTGCACTAATACCACAAGATTGGTGTGGTATAATTGCCAGAAAAACTAAAAATTCTCACAAAATTATTGATAATTTGTTTGACAAAATGACGAAAGTCTGATACAATAGAATTTTGAAACTATTGAAAGTTTATTATGATTCTCGTTGATTTAAACCAGGTATTACTTGCCGGTCTTATGGCACAAATATCAAACCAAAAAAATACCAAGTTGGATGAAAATCTAATTCGTCATATGGTATTAAACATTATTCGCAATCATGTAAAGAATTTTAAAACAGAATACGGTGAAGTAGTATTATGTTGTGATAACCGTAAATACTGGCGTAAAGAATTTTTTCCTTTTTACAAAGCAGGTCGTAAGAAAACAAGAGAAAAATCCGATTTAGATTGGCATTTGATTTTTGATATTCTTGCCAAACTGAAACAAGAACTCAGAGAAACATTTCCATATAAAGTAATTGATGTTGAAGGTGCTGAAGCTGATGATATCATTGGTACATTAGTTCCAATCTATGCTCGTGACCAAAAGATTTTGATTCTATCGAGTGATGGTGACTTCTTGCAATTACAACAATATGGTTCTAATGTTAAACAATATAATCCATCATTGAAGAAATATATCAAATCAGAAAATCCTTTACTTGAATTAAAAGAAAAGATTATTCGTGGTGATAAAGGTGATGGCATTCCTAATATGTTCTCACCATCAGATTGTTTTGTTCGTGACCTCCGTCAAAAGCCAATCACTAAAAATGTATTAGAAAAATACCTTAGTGAAAATGTTGAGAAGTATAATGATACAGATAAGGCAAACTTTTCTAGGAATTCGACCTTAATTGACCTTACAAAGATTCCACAAGAAATTAAACAAAAGATTATAAATACTTATGATGAAACAAAACCGGCATCTCGCCAAAAGTTATTGAACTATTTTATGGAACATAAACTTAAAAACCTAATGGAAGTGATTGAGGAATTCTAATGAAAAACATTTATGAAGTATTTGATGAATTTGAAGCAGCAAAAAATAAAAAAGAAAGAATGGATGTTATAGCAAAAAACTTAACCAAAACATTGGTTCAAGTTTTAGAGTTAACTTATCATCCACAAATTGAATGGCTAGTGCATGATATGCCAGAAAATTTCAAAATCAAAAATGTTCCAGAAGGTATGGGATATGCTCAACTATCCACCGAAATCAGAAAACTCTATTTGTTCAGAAAAGGTGAACCTGCCGCTCACGCATTAAACCCGAAGAAACAAAATGAAGTTTTATTACAATTACTAGAATCATTAGAACCAAGAGAAGCTGAAGTGGTTGCTGGCATTTTTAGAAAAGACCAAGGTGTTAATGGTTTAAATTATAAATTTGTTAAAGAAGCTTTTCCACAATTGTTGCCGTAACAAAAGGAGATATGATTGACTAAATTTGTAGGTAAATTTCGTAAAAATAAAAATTACAATGATGATTATAATTACGAAGTAAAACGGCATCGTGATGAGCATTCCGAGATTAAAAAATTATTGACTAGGGATTATGAGTATCAATTGGAAGATGTAAAAGAATACCTAGAAGATTATACCGACAAGTAGTTGTTTCCATACAACACATCACTTGACATATAGCCTATATTATTATATAATAGAACTTCTATTGATACAGGAGTTTTATTATGATGATTTACGGTTACATTCCAAAATCCAAGCCTAAAAAACTGTCAAAAGCTCAACAAGAGCAGAAAGCTGCTTTCATAAAAGCGCTAAATCAAATTGCCGGCAAAAGTTATTCAAAAAGTCCTGCAAAAAAATCATCAATTTCAACAAAAAGTAATACTCCTTATCGTAGAGAAACACCAAAATACGAATCCTTGAACACCGGATTTGTTCCTTGCACAAAACCTGTCGAAGGAAACACATATACTGGCGAAAAAATGAAAGGAGTTGCGACAATGCACAAATCCAACGCAGTTCCTGTGTTTAC